AGATGAGGAAGATAAGAATGAGTTTTTAAAAAATATGAGTAATCTTCCTGGTAGTTTGAATGAATCTTTATTAGATGAATTAACTGAAGAAGAGGAAGAACCTACTCCAGAAGAACCAGGAGATGATGCAGGACCCGTATTAGAGGATGCTACCGATCAAATACTTTCAAAGTTTCCTACATTAAAGCAAGCTATAGTAAGATTACAAACAGAAGATTTTAAAGAGTTTGTAGACAGTATAGATTGGATTTCTCCAAGACCTACGTCTTTTAGAGTAAATTTAAAAAATGGACAGGATTATATTTTAAAATGGACTGGTAAATCTTTTGAAGCTCAAATAATGGGCAAAAGATATTTAATAAATAAAATAAACGACTATCAACAGGCTTTAGATAAACTTAATATCCTTTATAAAGAAGCACCTATGACTGGCGCAGGAGAAGAAGATGCAGAAGCTCCTGAATTCGATTCCGGCGGCGGAGGCGGAGGAGGAGACTTTCCTGGTGGAGATGATGCAGGAGGCGGAGAAGATCTAGGAGGTGACGACGCCGGTGGAGATATCGGGGGTGATGAAGGAGGTGAAGACCTATCTGATGAGCCTATTGATTTCGAAGCAGGAGAAGAAGGATAGTATGGGTCTTATAGATAGAGCAATATTAGAATGGGCTTGGATGTCTGAAAAAGGATACCCAGACCTTAATAACGAAAACGATCTCAAAGTTTTCGAATCTAAGTTTGGTTTTAAACTAAAAGAAACAGCCCTTTCTCCATTTGAATTAAGTAAAGATGCTACTTTAGCTGGCGGTGAAAAAAAACCTCGAATAGAAATTTTAGCTAATAAAATTCAAAAAGAAGAACCGCTGGAATTAAATGACGGTTCTGAATTTATTGTAGCCAATAAAGAAGAGGTGTTAAATCAATTAAAGGGTAAGACCCGAATTACTACAGCAATTAGTTTAGAAGACAAGGATGGTAATAAAATTACTACTTCAAATTTGAAAAAAACTGCCGAATTTGGCGGCGGTGGAGGGATGAGAGGTGGAAGTGGTTTAACTTCTAAAGGAGAATCAGCCCAATGTATTGCTAACGAAATTAGGTACACTAAAGGTAGTTTAACAGCTGAAGATATTACTGAGAAAAATATTTTATCCACTAAAGGAAAAGTTCAAGTAACTGATTTTGAAGGTGGGGCTGAACTACTTAAAACTAATATTGGATGGCTTAATTCAAGTGTTAGTATTGCTAATGAATTAGCTTCTAATTTTCCAGGCCCTTTTATACAAAATCGAGGTTCTAATTGGGTAAAAGCTTTAGAAGCTGCTGTGAAACCTAAACTTAAAGAAGTAGGAATCCAAGATATAAATAAATGGTGCCCAGCTGATATTTGGATGGTAGCTCCAGATGAAATGAAAATTTCATGGCCTGAGTCTCTATCAGAAATAAATTCATTATTGTTAGAAAAATATAGAAGCAAAAAAATTATAGGGGTATCTCTTAAAAAAGCAGGTAAATCAGCTACGTTAAAAATATTTAATGACCCTAATACTGAAAAAACTAAAGTAGAGTATAAAGGAACTAATGTACGCCCTACTCATGCTAAAGGAATTCTTTTATTTGATGATGGAGGTCAAATTGAGTTTAGAACCTTTAACGGAATATCTGGTTTTCAAGGTGAAATTATAGGTACAAAAGCAGCAGGAGGTAAAGTAGGATACTCTATGATTGCAAAAGCATTAAGAGATAATGGAATAGAATTATCTAATCCTGCTGAAATAAGAGATCAAGTAATAAATAATGACCCAGACTTTGAGTCTAAATTTAAAACACTATGGAGTAAGATAGATGGGTTAGATGACAGTGAATTTGATTTTTATTATGATAACCCTGAGAAAACTCCTAATGGAAAATTATCATATAGAGTATCAAAATATTTAGGATTAGAGGTAGTCAATGCCGTTGATTCTTCAGATAACTCAAATAAAATTTTAAATGATTTAATAAATTATGCTGCTTCAAGCACTAATGATAGTGCTATATTTGTTAAAGCATCTTAGTTATGGCACAAGATATAAAAAAAATAATAGCACAAGAGTATATAAAGTGTGCTAAAGATCCGGCGTACTTTATGAGAAAGTACTGCTATATACAACATCCTACAAGAGGTAGAATCTTATTTAATCTTTACCCATTTCAGGAAAAAGTACTTCATTTATTTAGAGACAATCAATATTTAATTACTCTTAAGTCAAGACAGCTAGGTATATCTACTTTAGCTTCTGCATACAGTTTATGGTTAATGTTATTCCATAAAGATAAAAACGTATTAGCTCTTGCTACTACTCAAGCTACAGCTCGTAACTTAGTTACTAAAGTAACCTTTATGTATGACCAATTACCTAAATGGTTAAGATTGCCTGCTGTAGAAAAAAACAAACTATCATTAAGACTTAAAAATGGTTCTAAAGTACAAGCTAAATCTTCATCTCCTGATGCTGCAAGATCTGAAGCAGTATCGTTACTCCTTATGGATGAGGCAGCTTTTATAGAAAATGTAGATGAAACCTTTACTGCAGCACAACAGACATTAGCTACAGGTGGTCAATGTATGGCACTATCTACTCCTAATGGTATAGGTAACTGGTTCCATCATACCTGGGCTAAAGCTGAATCAGGAGAAAATAGTTTTTTACCTATTAGATTACCCTGGACGGTACATCCTGAACGAGATCAAAAATGGAGAGATCAACAAGATGCTGACTTAGGACCTAGAATGGCTGGTCAAGAATGTGATTGTGACTTCTTAGCTTCTGGTGATACAGTATTTGAACCAGATGATATGACCTTTATCGAAAAAACTTGGTTAAAAGATTCTCTAGAAAGAAGAGGAGTTGACGGTAACTTATGGGTATGGGAAGGAGTAGATTATTCTAAATCATATATGGTAGTAGCAGATGTTGCTAGAGGAGACTCTACTGATTACTCAGCATTTCATATATTTGATATAGAATCGTGCGTTCAAATAGCTGAGTATAAAGGAAAATTATCACCTAAAGATTTCGGTAATGTACTTGTAGGTATAGCTGCAGAGTATAATGATGCATTATTAGTAGTTGAAAATGCTAATATAGGTTGGGCTACTATAGAGCAGATAATGGAAAGAGAATATAGAAATTTATATTATTCGCCTCGTAATCATTTAGATACTGTAGAATCATATATGTCTAAATATGAACGTGATCAGCTAGTACCAGGCTTTACTATGTCAGCCAGAACAAGACCTTTAGTTATAGCTAAACTAATGGAATACGTAAGAGATAAATCAGTAACTATTCAATCTAAAAGATTATTAGAAGAAATGAGAGTTTTTATATGGAAAAATGGAAAAGCTCAAGCTCAAGATGGTTATAACGATGATTTAGTAATGTCTGCTGCAACTGCTTTATATGTTAGAGATACTGCATTAAGGTTAAGACAACAGGGTATGGATCTTGCAAGAGCACAATTATCTAGCTTTAATAACTTAAATGCTCAAAATAAAGCTATTATATCAACTGTTGGTAGATCGGAAAAAAATCCTTATCTTTTAAAGACACAAGGTGGCGAAGAGGATATTTCTTGGTTACTTAAATAAAACTATTTATATAAAAATATACTATAATGGCTAATACTTCACTTTTTTCTAGACTTAGAAGAGTCTTCGCAACTGACGTAGTACTAAGAAACGTTGGCGGGGATCAACTTAAAGTAGCCGATATAAATCAAATACAAACTTCTGGTAGATTTCAGACTAATTCACTATTAGATAGATTTAGTAGACTTTATATCTATAATAACAGAAACATCTTTAATCCTAACCTTAATTACCAAACGTTAAGGATTCAACTTTACTCTGATTACGAAGCAATGGATACTGATCCTATTATAGCTTCTGCATTAGATATAATAGCTGATGAAGCAACAGTTAAGAATGATCAAAATGAAATTTTATCAGTTCAATCATCAGATGAAAATATTCAAAGAATATTATATAATTTATTCTATGACGTATTAAATATAGAATTTAATTTATGGTCATGGACTAGGA